CTTTGATTGCTTCTATGGCCTCTATTGAGCCAGTGTTGTAGTGATCCGGTCGTGCGACGGCATCGAACTGTTTTTCTTTTACAGGCTCTTCAATAACTAAATCAGAGGGGTGCACCGTAAAAGCAGTAGTTATTGCGTCCCATTCTTCTGGCGTAGCGTCATCTATTGAATTACCAAATTTAGAAGTCATCGATATCTTCCTCCAAGCCGTTAAACTTTTTCATATTATTCTTTATTCGATCAGCAAAAGCTATAACAATATCCTCTGAGTTTATTTCTAGTACTTCCAGTAACGTAATCTCGTCGATGTTATTACCGATAAGTTCTAGCATTTCATCAAATGTTCTAGCCATACTTCCTCCGAAGATACGACATACTTATAGGCATCTCGTCAAAGGCACCGTCAACCACTTCGTTGAACATCCAAAGACCCGCCCAAGATCCATTGGTTTGAGGATTTAAATACTCTTCATTGTGTTGGTAGAAAATACCTGCAAACAACGCGGTCATTCGCTTTCCTGCGGCATTTCTATCAAATGCAATGTCTCTGTCCTGTACGTGTCCCATGACTGCTGACATATGTTTCTTTTGGAGTAAAAGCTTTGCATTGCTGACTGGCCTACCCATGACCCCGCTAGTAAAATAATGACAATAAGCAACACCATCAATAATAACTGGATTAAGAAACGGATAAACTTCCCAATCTTTGAGGTTAAGATCTCCATAACTCATAAGTCCTTCAAGCTTTGCATCGTTTTCTACTGCACGTTCAATGCGGTTTTCATGGTTGCCTAGAGTGAACACGAACCTTGGTTTCCAGATTCGCTTCTTGTGTTTACGGAGACGCTTCTGTTCGTCTCGTATAACTTTCATAAACGCAGTCATTGCCTTGTTACCTGCCTCGATGTCAGCAGCGTAACGCCGTCCTTCAAACGACTTCTTACCTACATCATACGAAGAAAGACTAGGCATGTCCCAATGATCGCCAAGATGGACGATAACGTCAGGCTTAGTAGCAACAGCGTACCTAGCGGCCCATCGAAGATGCTCGTAAGACTCTCCAGGTTTGCATTGTGTGTCAGGTATTATCAAATGGCGTGTCATTTAACCCACTCCTCTGGCATGGTTTTGGGCGTGTACCACTTAAAGTCGTGGCGTCCTGCCCAGTCTGACATGCAGTAGAAGCTGCCGTCTTTCCTTCGCTTTGCGTCTGGCATTCTGTTGTTTGGGTTTTGGAACACGAATACCAACTCCTCCTCTGCCTTGAGAGCTTTCTTGACATCGACATACTTCCGCGCCTCTGGCTTGTCACGGAACCTCCCCTTAGCTTCTATATAATACGTTATGTCACCCTGCTTATATGTGAAGTCAGGATAATAATTTTTATATTGGACATAAGAAATAGCACAGGGGTGGTAGTCGCAATTGACCAACACTTGTGCCAAGTCCCACTCAAGCCACGAGTCGTAGCCTTTTGGTACGTTACTCAGCGTTCGGCGCATTCCAGATCTCTCCCTCTTTGCGTCGTAGGTACAACAGCCTTCCGTTTTCAATAACGCGCTCTTCATCGCCATACATTTCAACACACACATCATACATCTGACGTTCTGTAACACAGTCTGCTAATGCTTTCTTAGCCTTGACTGGGCCAATGCCCGCGATACCCATGATGTTATCTGCGCGGTCGCCGGCAAGGATCTGCTCGTAAAAGAACTTGACAGCATCTTCTTCGCTAACATCGTATAGTTTGCCCGTGTTCTGGTTGAAGTGTTTTCCTGGAACTTGGTTGAAATCTTTATCTATACTGACAATAATGCTTGGCTGCTGCGTGGCGGCAATGGCAATCAAGTCGTCTGCCTCTTCATCAACACTAACAACAGCTTCCCACTCATCAATCAGGTACTGACGGATAACAGCAAGGTGTTCGGGTTTCTCCCTGTCCTTTCTGTTTTCCTTGTAGCCAGCAGTGACTGCGTACTCGTGTCGAAAGTTGCCCTTTCCCGTGAGAAACACACGGTACTCAGGCTCGTCTTTGATGAGGATATACAAGTCGCTAATGAGATCGGACAGATATGACCCTGCACTATATGCGGCGTATTCTGCATTATCATCCATAGACTTGTAAGCGCAGCGGTATGCCACGATGTCCCCGTCAATTAAGATCACAGCGCATCGGCCTCATCAACAAGTTCATCAACGTACTCGATAAGTTTTGTTACCTTGCACTTTATCATGCTAGGGCTACGGCCTGTACCGACAGACCAGTCGTAGTAACCGACAACACAGACAGCTTGACTGCCATTGGCGATCATAACGTCTGAGTCAAACTCGTTGCCGTCAGCATCCGTAACACGCATTGGGTTGGTGCTCTTCATGGTGATGAAGTAATCCTTATCGTCACCTTTGTTAGCAGCAACAATGCCCATGTTATCTAACGCTTCAACAGCCTTATCACTCAAGTTGCCCAGTACAATCTGATACTTGTTACTAAACTTGTTCGGCTTGTGGCGTTCAACCCAGTAAAGAGTTCCTTTGATTGTGAGTGGTTGTGGTTTATCAGTCATAACTTTCTCCTTTTGTTTACTACCATAATATTATACCACGTATTTTGATAATACTCAATGCGTTTCTGCCCAAGTTTTACCAACTTTATATTCACCGTCCAATGGACAGCGAAGATTAAGTACTTCACCTGCTTCAATGATTGCGTTTACTAACTCCCTCCCTACTAGGTCTGCATGTTCTGGCGTAGTCTCAACCTGAAACTCATCGTGTACGTTCGCAACAAACTTGTGCGGCACGTTACATAATCTGTCACTGGCTAGGACTAACGCCTGTTTCATAATGATGGCACCACACGATTGTAACAGTGTGTTCAGTGCAGCATGCTGATGTCTGATCCATACTTGTCTACCATCAACTCCGGGTATGCGGCCTGCTGAAGCAAGAGACTCAATCTTTCTGACCAGCCTCCCAAAAGCTGGCATGTTTCGTAGGTAGCTATCTCTAGCTCGCTTGCCATTCTTAGCAGTTCCTCCGAGGATAGATCCAAGCTTTGCGTTTCCTGCTCCATATAATAAAGCATAGGTAAAACGTTTAGCATCAGCTCTTGTTGTAAGTCCAGCAGCCTGTTGTGTTGCTGTGTGTACATCTCCTTCAAGTAATTCTTTGATATATTCTTCATCTTTCATGTAGTGTGCCAGACAACGTAGCTCCAAACCTGAAGCGTCAGCGCCGACTAACACGTTACCCTCCTCGACTGTGAAACATTCACGATACTTAGACTCAGACGGTATCTGTGCTATGTTTGGGTTACTGTGTGTCATCCGACCAGTAACGGTGCCGCACGTATTGACGTAACCGTGTATACGTGTACCGTCCGCAGCATCAATCCATGACTTGAGCATTCCGATACGCTTACTTATTGTTAAATACTCTAAGACCAGTGCGGCCTCTGGTATGTGTTGCAGCGGCTTGAGTGTGCTCTCATCAACTTTTGGTTTACCTGCTGGTGTTAGCTCCTTCCAAGAAACACCCTTAGAAACTAAACGGTCTGCTACCTGCTGCCGAGATCCTGGATTGAACACTGTTACCTTATCCTGTAGCTTCTTGCGTGTCTTCGCAGATATACGCTCTTCAACAATCGGCGGGAATACTTCTTGCAATTCAGCTTCGATAGCGTTCATACGCTGTTCGTGTTCAATATGTAACGCACACGCCATGTCAAAGTTAAAAGCAAACCCGTTACTGACCTGCTCTGCAATGATAGAGGCTACGTTATGCTCTAATTGCTGACACTGCTCGCTGAAATCTAACTGTTTGAGGCGCTGTGCGATATGTCTATAAACGTGCCAAGTTGCGCGGCAGTCTGTCAGGCAGTAATCAACCATTTCATCTGTTAGCTGGCCGTCAAACGCTTCGAGTGAGAACTCTTGCTTTAGCTCTTTCCCTGCTCGCACAGCCCACTGCTTCAGTGAATGCCCACCATTAACGGATGGATCCACTAAACGACCAAGTACTAACGTGTCCTGGAGGGAGCCCGTCCATGCAAAGTCCCATATCTCTTGAAGTCTAGGCAGATCGAAGCCAATCAAGTTGTGACCGATAACCGTTGAAACACCAGTCAAGGCTTCCTTTAGTTGTGTAGCGTTGTAACACGCAATACTCTTCCCAGAGGTGGGCAGATACACTCCCGCTAGATGTATCTTCTTCCAATCCAGCGTCGTTTCTATATCCACCACAGCGTATGTCATTGTCTTCTTCCTGTTTAATTATCCAACGGGTCATGTTACTCATCTAAATATTCCTCAAAGTCATCGAGCAAACTACTTATTTCCGGTAAATCCGAAAGCGTTCTAAGATCAGCACGATCACTGTAGTTTACATCACCACTGCCTGTCAAGCATGTCATGCACAGGTCAATGAACTCATCTGTATTGGCACAGCGTAGGGTTGACTCGTAATCTGACAGGTCTACGTTGCAGGCTTTGCACCTCATAACGCATTCTCCTGCTCGGTTAAACGGCCTGTCGTTTCATCATAAATGAGCGCACCTGCTGGCCCAGTCTTACCGCTGAAACGATTCTTTAACACCCGCAGTTTGGTCGTGTTGCGTGTTTCCATATCTTCTGCTTGGCTGTTACGTTCTGCGCCGATCACCGCATCTGAGAGTTGTGCGATGGCTGCACTGCCGCGAAGCATACCGAGACTTGTGACCGCACCATCCTCCAGGGACTTACCATCTGGACGCTTCAAGTGCGACACTAAAAGTAGGGTGATCCGCATCTCCTGTACAAACATACGCAAACGGGTCATTATCATATCGATTGCCTTGCGTTCATCCCCGTTCTGTTGATCGGAAACAAGGATAGACAGGTGATCTAGGATAATAAACTGACAACCAAGACCTTTAACCATGTACCTCATACGGCCTATTACCCGTTCAATTTCGTTACTTCCGAAGCTATCCCAAAAGAATACACGATTATCGTAATCTCGTGAAACAAAAACACGTTCGACTTCTTCTGGATCATAATCGCAGTCTGGTAGGTGAATGGGTTTGTTCATCTCAAGCCCTACAAGGCCGCGTAGTGTACGCTCTGGAGTTTCCTCTAAGAACATAAGACCCATGGGCGTATCGCTCTGCTGTAACATAGCCACGACCATCTCACGTAGGATAGTAGACTTGCCCAAACCAGAACCAGCACACAGCGTCACTAGTTCGGCAGGACGTATCCCGTACAGCATGTTGTCGAGTCTTTTGAATGGATACGAAACTGGACTACGCTTTAACGGAACCTTGATCGCCTCTAACAATTCACCGGCTCTCACTATCCCGTCAGGTGTGAAGGTCTCTGCTTCCCACCATTGCTTAACAAAGGCCTCTTGTTTGCCGTTGATTAGATAGTCGTTCGCATCTTTATAGTCTTTCAGCGTAACAATCTTGGCCTTGTTACCGAAAAGTTCTGCTACATCCTTGGCTGCCGTAACGCCGTGACTATCGCTGTCAAAACAGATCACCACGTTCTCAAAACTATTCAGGTATTCGTATTGGGCTTGACAGTCACGCACTGCTGATTGCGCACCATTACGTATGCTAACAACGGGGTATTTGTTATCGAACATCTGCGACGCTGCCATGCAGTCGTATTCACCCTCGGTTAGCGTCACATAACGACCACCAGGGCTGAATAACTGTTGTCCGAAAAGTTTACCTTTACCCCAGTCGCCTTCAGTGACAAAGCGTTTGCCAGAATAACGCACCTTGGCTGCTATTGGTTCATTGCCGTCACCGTAGTAACCAAAAAGAACACGATCACCGTCAACGATGGCGCTGTACATTTCTGCTGTTTTTTTCTGAATGCGTCTGTCGATAATGGCGCTGTACTTGCCCGTTAAAATACGCGCATTAAATTGCTTTTTACTTTCTGGTTTATGTTTGGGTTGCGTGCTGTTTGGTGGTGTTAATTTTGTACAAACAAAACAATACGTAGAATGGTCTTTGTTAATGCTTAACCCGTCACTGCTACCGCAATCTTGGCAAGGCTGATGTGTCTTTATGTATCCCATATTAACCTCTTTAAAGTATCTTTAAAGATGCTTTAAAACTAAAGATATAAAGATAATAATATATATATCTTATATAAAAGTGGCCTTAAAGTTCTTTAAAGTAATATTTTAGCATGAATTTTAGGGTGTGTCAATAGTAAAATCAGGATCTTCAGCAATATTTTCATCAATTGTTTGGATATCAGTGACGAAAAAGGGGTGATCCCTGCAAACACGTAGAGCTGTCTCCTCGTGTAGCGTCGCGGTTGACGCTGTGTTTTTATGTTTAACGTCTACTTGTAACGTAATGTGTAGGCGCGTTACTGAGACATTACGTTCGTCTAAATCGTCGGCTATTGCTTCCGCCGCAGTGACTAGCGCGACAGAGTTTCCGTAATCGCACATGAAAACGTCCAGGCTTTGTGCGATCTTTTCCAACTCGTTTAATTCGTTATCCATACCGCCAAACCCCCATCCAACAACTCGAAATAATGATCCCAAGCCATGACAGCTATGCGTTCAGTGATTGCATCATATAGATTATCGTCTACACTGACTTTCTTGCCGTCAATTACTATGAAAACCTGACAAGACATGTCGTCACCCTCGTGCTCCCATTCCACCAAGTACTCCATGTCACCACCTTCATACTCAAACGTACCGTGTCTCATTTGTCAATCCCCTTTATCTCAATCCAGACAATCATCACCACCAAAAACGTAGCGTAAACAATAAACTCTTGCGCGTCAATCATTGCTTTCCATCCCTATACTGACGCACCAGCGCCTTGTGATCGTCCCATAGCATTTTGCAAGTAAAGCCCACTATGAAACAAGCGAAGTATATTAACATTGTTTAACCCTCTTTATAAATTAAGCCGTTGCAATTATGTCAGCATTACGTTGTTGTTTCAACATTGAGCGCCCATGTCCAATGTATGCAATCACTGTAACGCTTTTATCCCAACATGCGCGGCACGTTTTACACTTACCTTCACGCGTGTACGCTTCACATACTTGCGCATTTTCTGGCACGCTGTCAAGTGTGGCGATTGTCGAAGTAGTCGCGCCGCTGATAGTCTCGCCGGTTATTGAGTCACTCGACAAGCGAACCACCACGTTAGGCAATGCTTCAAGCGCGGAAAGTACCGGCTTAAACTTCGAAAATTTATGCATACGTGTGGGTATCCAATGGTTGACCCAAGGGGTACGTTCGCAAACTTCCAGAATCTTTTTGGCTAAACGAACATCGTAAACGTCGCCGCTATCAAACCACCTAAAATACCGATCATTATCTAATTCTACCACCATGTCGCTCACCCATTCGGCACGCTTCCAGTCCTCGCGATTGTGCAAACGTGGCGCTTTTACGTTTTTAAAACGATAATTTCCATCGGTGGCGTAACATCCCGAACAAGCCGGGACAAGATCGCCGCTTTTATCTCGCGAACCTGGACAAGTGTCCAGCGCTTGTAAAGACCACGACCGGCATGGCATTTTTGAAGCTTTTGAAAGTTTAAGCATGGTTTAACCCTCCGCTCTATAGTCTTCAAATATACCCTTAACAACGCGCCCGACTATCGTGCCGCCTGGTGCGTGAAGCTCCAATGTTGAGCGCCTATACTGAACCCAACCGGCTTGTTTTTGTAGCCGCTCAATTGCTCTTTCCTCGCGGGTATCATGCCAGCGAAATATCGGGCCATCTTTATGGTGAAGCAAGTAACATTCATACCTGTCATTGCGCTCGGTTGAATCTAAAAGGTTTGTCATAGTTTTACCCTCTCGGTTGTTATATTCGTTATTGCATGTGGACATATTGAGCGAAGCAAACGAGAATGTCAAAGACTACTTTGTCATAACAGCCTGGATTCTTATAACCATTTAGAAGCTGCAACGCGCCTAGCACGAACCATGCCAACAGTGCAAACCTGTATAGAATCACTACATGTATGGATGTACAGTACTGTGTGGCTGTACAGTACTGTATAGCTGTACAGTACCAGCACAGACTCACACGCTCTGATAATGCAGATCTAAATAGTAATGATAATGATTCTCATTCGCACCTGGCTAAACGATAATGATTCTCATTCGCATCTGCGTAGTCTGTTGCTAACAATAACGCTAATGAGAATGATTCGTGTTACTATTTAGGGACGGGGGAGGGTCGATGTTGCTGTAGATTATTATTGTACCTGCACAGCCACAAAAAAGAGGCAAAATAGAACCTAAATAGCATTGCATATTGCAACTAAATAGTCTAAATAGATCAAAGACTTACTGCGCTGCTAATGATAACAAAAAAGGTGAAGTGTTGATACTGGTAATAGTTTACAAATAGCTAAATAGTTCTTGACAAATACTGAAAAGTATGATATAATATACTGTATAGATAAGCATTTAACTAAAGAGAAACTTGACCGCGCCGCTAATGCTTGACAACACCATGACAACATAAAAGCATTAAGGATAAAATATATAAAATATAACGTTAATGTCGATGGTCATGGTCCTTTATGTTGTCAAGGCACGGTCAAGTTTCTATATAGTTCTATATGAGGATGTTATAGTGTCAGAAGAATCTATTCGTGGCCGTGGCCGTCCGAAAAAGACTGCATTGGCGGCTGTTAAAAAAGGAAACAGGGGTGTTCGTGGCCGACCAAAAGGCGACGCAGCGATCATAAATGAGTACAAGGCTAGGATGTTAGCCAGTCCTAAGTCAGCTAAAGTATTAGAGTCCATCTTTAACGCAGCATTGGATGACGACCATAAAAACCAGTCATCCGCCTGGAAACTAGTAATGGACCGTATACTGCCTGTAGGAGCTTTTGAAAAGGAAGTAATGCAAAGCGGAGGACGCAACGCTATACAAATCAACATTACTGGTGTTAATTCGGCTAATATCGGCGGTGACGTTATAGATGGAGACTCCGGTGAAGTACTTCAAGATTGAAGAGTTTGACTGTCAAGAAACCGGAAACAATCGCATGGAGAAGGACTTCTTACGTTTGTTAGATGGCTT